GCTCAGCTGATTCAGAAGGAAATGAAAATCGGATATTCACACGCGTACTATTTCTCCAGTCGTGTGTTTCGTGGTAAGAAGTAAATTGTAGTGAAATTGTTTTGTTAATCATAAAATCCTAGGTTTAAACCCGCCGGATCCGTCCTGGATCAAAGGCTAGCAGGGGGATACTGTTCTGGTATCCCCCTGTTTTTTTCATCTATTGGAGTGTGCATAGGTCGTCTTCACTGATTCCAATGTCTCTCAAGCATCTTTGGAACATTCCAGGCTTTGTCTTGCCATCAATCCACGACCCAATCTGATCGACAATGTCTTGAAGCTTTTTGATCTTTTCTTTTTCTAATAAGACTGATTCATGTTTAGGTTGATCAAGCATATGCCTAGGCATATGCTCCGTTAAGACTGATTCATGTTTAGGTTGATCAAGCATATGCCTAGGCATATGCTCCGTTAAGACTGATTCATGTTTAGGTTGATCAAGCATATGCCTAGGCATATGCTCCGTTAAGACTGATTCATGTTTAGGTTGATCAAGCATATGCCTAGGCATATGCTCCGTTTTAGGTTTTGGGACGTAAATGAACTTCTTGTAGATTGCTGTTTTTGACATTGCCGACAGGCCTACATCACGTTCCTGGTTTTCAATCAAATAGCGTCCGACTGCAACATCCTTGCAGAATTGTACTTTTTTCAAATTCGTGCACATCTGCCTGAGCTTTTTGACTGTCTTCTTGTAAGAACGATCATTCACATTCCCACCAGATTCCTCAAGAATCTTGTCGTTGATCCTCGAAAGAAGCATGCACTGTTCTAATGCCGCTGTTGTTGACTGATTACCAAGATTGTTGTATTGTTCTACTGCTGATTGAAACTCGTTTGAAGAAGAATAAATAGCCATGGCTGGGACTCCTTTCCGTTAAATGTTTAAGTTCTAGAGCCGATGGATGCTCTCTAACATCGCGATCGGCACCTTTATTTATATGCAGGGGGATACTGTTCTGGTATCCCCCTGTTTTTTTGGGGATTTTAGTTGTTGTCTTGTTTCGAAATATCTGTATAATCGTATTTGTAGATTGATTGAAAGGAAATAAACAATGATTTACGTTATATATTTTCAAGGGGATTCAGGCAATGAATACGAGGCAGAGTATCAGTGCGATACATTAGAAGAAGCAGAGCGGACGTTTAGGGAAGAGTTTGGAACGAGCTGCACGATTGATTTTATTGAACAAATTCCATATTGATTGTTTATTAAGGATACTGAAATGAATAAGAAGTCACTTCAAAACCACGACAACGTTTCCGTGCGTCTCATGTTTCAATACATCGAGAACGCTCTCAAGGCAGCGAAAGCTGGCAAGAGTCAAGATGCATGCACGCTGGTGAGGCTCGCTGCACAGTTTGAAAAAGACGTCCCCGTAGAATACAGGCTCTGATTTACCGGGGGTTATATAGCCCCCCCCTCTATAACCCCCGTATAATTTTCGAAAGGAACTCACTATGGACTTCAATGACGTTAAGTTTTTTCTTTGTGGGATTGGCCTAGGGATATTGTTCTTCGTCGCAGCGTTCTGTGCCGGAGTGATTTAAATTGTTTTTTGTTTTGCTTTGCGAGCTGATTTTCTTTAGCTAGCTGCGCCCGGGCCCGCCGGGGCCCCGGGCAGACAATTCACAGTGCCCGGGCAGACAATTCAAAACAGTATATGGCGGGTTGCAAAAATCTAGCAGGGGGTCCTTATATAACCCGAACCCCCAAACGCCCGCAAAAATATCCGGAAAAGGTCCGACAAAAACCCTGAACAACCCTGAACGGTTCTGACAAAATCTGTCGGGGGTTCTAAAAAACGGTGGTCAAAAATTTTTTTTAGAAATTTTTTTTTGAAAAATTCGTCGTAGAAACACGGAGGTAAGTATGAGTATGAATTTTATTCAAAGTGAAATTAAGCGGCGTGGAATCGGATATGGTTGTGGGAAAGATTTCTTGTCAATTGGAAATATTCCCCCTATTGAATCCCAATGCTGGCAATGCGGTGCCAAAGCTTCAGAACGATGCAGAGTGGTCTATCGGTTTAAGCCACCAAAGACAATATACAAATTTCATGTAGGGCGGGGGACGATGTGGAGAGGGGACTATAGTGATATTGAAACGAAACGAATCAGGAGATCAGTATGAAGAATGAAAGGCGGAAGTTTGCAGGAAAACTTGTAGGGGGGCTTTTTGGATCTTTTTTTGTTGGTTCAACACTAGCAAAGAGTGACAAACCAAAACCCAACGTGAACAAAGGCAGCGAAGGAATGGAGCCTGACTCAAAGATGATGTTGGTGCTGCAAGGTCAAAACACAAAACCCACTGGGTCGAATTCGTTATCGTACATTTATTCGAATAATCAGTACGAAAACAGAGTTGGGATGTCGGTTGGAAAGGATAACAGGTTGTGGATAAAGGTTGACGGAAAATGGCATAGAGTTGCTGTTGAATGATCTGTTGTGCTTTTGAAATAATTTGTGTGTAGTTGTCTATCGTGTTCAGCTGAAAAAAAGGGCCCCGAAGGGCCCTTTTTTGTTTTGGGGAAACTCTCCTACCCAGCGATCTTGTTGACAACACGTCCTGCAATGTTGCCGACCTTTTCTGCACCCTTGCTGACTGCAGAACTCACTTTGTCCTTTGCTGCTTGAAACTTTGACTTGATTGCAGTCTTTGCTTGATCAACTTTTGATTTGACAGCGTCTTTTGCTTTTGTGACACCTGTGTCAATTTTGCTAGCAAGATTGGTCCGTTTGGTCTGAACGTCGTGAGCCTTGGTTGTTTGTTGAGCATGTTTCGCTTGAGCTTGGTTGGCCTTTTGTTTAAGAGCCGGCTGTCTCGCCTTTTCGAACCCAACTTTTGCTTTTTGGAACACCCCCTTTGCTCTGCCTGCGGATTTCGTCACATTCTGACTTTGTTTCAATTTGTTTGAAGCTTTTTGCAGTTTCTGTTGAGTGCTGCTAAGTTTTCTTTTGGCAAGAAAACTAGAGACCCCATGGACAGCTGTCGCAATTGCAGAACCAATCGATTCATCAAGAACGAGCTGTTCGACGATTTCCTCAATGTCAGGATCGTTCCGATTTTCTATTGCATGTTCAATTACAAGATTGAGAATGTAAAGATCGTCTTCAGTCGGTTCAACCGTGTCCTCAGAAAGAACATAGTTTTCATCAACAATGTCCCTGATCAACGAAAAGACATCTTCTTCAAGCTGTTCAATGAGCTGTTCATAGACATCTTGCAGAACAACACCAGGATTGTTGATCTGAAACAAAAGTTCACTGAATTTCTTGTTGAGGGGGTTCATTGCTACTTCTCCTTTTTTCCATAGTTCTTTTCATTGAAATCAATACATATATTTATGAAACTGTTGACCTTGCTGTAAACATTGTGTATAATAACTGTGTGTTCAATGATAGATATAAAAAGGAAGATAAATGCGATTGACAAAGGACGAAATGAACATTGTCTGTTCACTGTGGCAATCCGAAGATGGCCAGCCTGTTGCAATAAAAGACATGTCGAACGGCGAAAGAACAAGAGCGAGACATTTCTTGAATTATTATGCAAAACGATCGTTGTTTCAATACAACGCACCATGTGCAGACACAGGAAAAACGTTCGGAGAAATGATTGACATTCTAGAACGAGCAAACAACCAATCAGCACTAACGACTCCAAACTATCCGTGTCAACACAAAACCAAACCAATCAATCTGGGAGATTGAACAAAATGACCAAGCAATATACAGTACCTGTTGAACAGGATGAAAACGGTGAATTGATGATTGTGTTCCCTGATCAAATGATGGAAGAACTGAAATGGCAACCAGGAGACACAATCGAATGGATTGACAACAACGACAACACATATACTCTCCAGAAGAAAGTTTCTGAAGAAAAACAACTCGTCCTTGTCGAAACAATTTGTCAATATCGTATGAGGTACTGCGTCGAGGTTCCAAAAGGAAAATCTAAATGGGCACTCGACACAGTCACAATGGAAGAAGCAAAAGAACTTAGCCAGCATTTTCTAGGTGAACAAATTGTCTCGGATCGCGTGATCACCGAAAGTGAATATTTTGAAATCTTCGATCGCGACAATCAGTACCTAGAGAATTGGAGCAAAGATAAGAAATTGAATTTCATCACTAAAGATGAAGGTACAAATGATTGAACAACTAGATTGGGACGTTCGTTTGATTGAACTTGCAAAAACGATCTCAACGTGGTCAAAAGATCCCTCAACAAAAGTCGGCGCTGTGATTGTTGATGGCGATAGGAGAATTCTGTCGACTGGATACAACGGATTTCCAAAAGGAATCAGAGATGATGAAAGACTTGAAAACAGAGACGAAAAGCTTGAAATAATCATCCATGCTGAGATCAATGCAATCCTTTTTGCTCAACGCAACCTCAACAATTCGATCCTGTATACGTATCCTCTCATGCCGTGCTCTCGATGTGCCGCAATCGTCATTCAGAGTGGAATAAAGAAAGTTGTTGCACCAAACAATGTACCCGATCGATGGCTGAAAAGCTTCGAAAGAACAAAACAAATGTTCAAAGAAGCAAAAGTTCAACTGAATTGTATCGACTTTGATTAGGATTAATATAAATTCCTCCTATATAAGTGATGGGAGGAATTATGACTTTATTAGGAATCGATTTGTCAATGCAATCACCAGCATTGTGCTTGTTTGAAGGTGACGATTTTTGTTTTGATAAATGTCAGTTTTATTTTCTGACATCAAAAGACAAGTATCTCTACGTCCATCCAAAGCTCCATGGAGAACTGTTTCCAGACTACCACGAACAACCGGAACGATTCAATAATATCGGAACATGGATTGTTGACGTATGCAAATCTAAAAATGTTGACAAAGTGTTTGTAGAAGACTATAGTTATGGATCAGTTGGCAGAATTTTTAATATAGCCGAGAACGGAGGGGTGTGCAAGTATTTGATGTGGAAAAATAATATCAAATACGAAACAATACCACCAACAGTAATCAAAAAATTTGCTACTGGCAAAGGAAATTCTGATAAACAAAAAATGCAAGATAGTTTCATATCTGAAACAAATTTTGATATAAAGGACGTGTTGAAGATGTCGGAGAAGCAATGGAACCCGTCATCAGATCTAATTGATAGTTATTTTATTTGTAAATATGGAGAATATAATGAGCGTTCAAGATTGGAAACAGAAAGACAAAAAAGCACTTCGTGAATGGCTTTTGGGATTGTTGCGAGCGCAACAGGTGTCAGTGACGTTTCAAAAGAAAGATGGTTCGGAACGTGTGATGAAATGCACGTTGCAAGAAAATGTTGTTGTCCCATACGAAGCAAAAACTGAACGCACAAAAAACAAAGTGAACGAAGATCTGATCGTTGTGTGGGATTGTGAGAACAATGGATGGAGGTCGTTTGATTTGAACAAAATCCAGACAATCGAGGCGGAGCTTTCATAATGAGTCTTGAAAAGGTCAATCCCCAAGCCAAAGGCGGAACTGAACTTCTAATCGATGAATTCAAACGCCACATCCCTGAAGAAATCTACAGCCATTTTCACATTGTTCCCAGCAGGAACAGAGGTCTCGAACCAGGAAAGATTCCTATTTACTGGGCTCACGATCTCGTCGGTGATCCAGAATGTGATCACCTGAAAGCAGGTGGTTTCAATCAATACGAGAAACTTATTTTTGTTTCGAATTGGCAAATGCAACAGTTCATTTCCCATTACGGTATACCATGGCGAAAATGTATTGTAATCAACAATGCTATCGAACCGTTGCTCAATAAAGAAAAACAATATGACCAAACGATTAATTTGATTTATCACACAACGCCACATAGAGGTCTTGAAATATTGGCCCCTGTGTTTGATAAGTTGTGTGAAAGATATACGAACATTCATCTGGACGTATTCTCCAGTTTCAAAATATATGATTGGAGTGAACGTGATGCCGAGTACAAAAATGTTATTGATATGTTACAGAACAACAAACAAGTCACGTATCACGGGTTCAAAGAACATAGTGTTGTCAGAGAGTACGTAGAGAACGCTCATATATTTGCTTATCCGTCAATATGGATGGAAACAAGTTGTAGATCGTTGATGGAAGCTATGTCTGCTGGCTTGTTGTGTGTCCATAGCAATTTTGGAGCGTTGTACGAAACAGCTGCTGGTTGGACATGGATGTATCAATATCACGAAAATAAAAGGGACCACGCAATTGCTTTCTACCATCAATTGAGTGCTGCTATAGAAAATATTTCTAGTGAAGGTATACGTTCGAGGTTGACAAGTCAGAGTAGTTATGCTAATATATTCTTTAATTGGGAAATGTGTAAAAATCACTGGATTCCAGTCCTTAAAGGAATTCTCCGAGAAAAAGGCATTGAAATTTAATAGGTGCAATCATTATTATTATTGACTTTAATCAACTAGCAATCGCCAATATTATGGCACAGCTAGGCAATCACGCTGACACAAAACTAGAAGAAAATTTAGTCAGATACATGATCCTTAATAAGATCAGGGTTATTAGACAGCAGTTCAGTGGAGACATTGTGATTGCTTGTGATGGTAAGAACACATGGCGCAGACAGTGCTTTCCTTACTATAAAGCAAAACGTAGATCCGAAAGAAAAAGTTCAGAGTTCAATTGGAATGCAATATATGACGTGCTGAACAAAGTACGTGATGAATTGAAAGAGAATTTTTCATATATCGTAATTCATATTGATGGTGCTGAAGCAGATGATATAATAGCATCACTTGTCATGAAGCACAGTTCTAATATAAATAATACAATAGGACAAGAGGTTGAGCCAATTGTTATTATATCTGGTGACAAAGATTTTGTCCAGTTGCAGAAATATCCCAATGTTGAACAATACTGTTCAATAAAGGGTAAGGCTATTAAAGAAAACAACCCAGTTGATTTTGTTAAACGACATATCATAAAGGGGGATAAAGGGGACGGGGTACCAAACATTCTTTCGGATGATGATAGTTATGTTAACGGATCAAGACAGAAAAAAATAACTGAGAACTTTATTGTAAATTTTGATTATGATAAACAACCGGAATCAGTACAACGTAACTATAAGAGAAACGAACTACTAATTGATCTACAGAACGTACCAGCAGACATACAAGAAAAAACCCTCTCAATATATAACGAAGAAAAAAAGACGTCTCCAATTCGTAGACAAAGAATGTTCAATTATTTTATATCAAAAAAGTTAAAAAACTTTATGGAAAGCGTGGGTGAATTTTAATGAAAAAAATGTCAATATACGAACTGCTTGAGCAGGTATCAAAACAAAAAACACCAGCTGATAAGGTTCAGAAATTGAAAGAGGTAGCCAATGGCCCTCTGGTATCAATTCTCAAATACGCATTTGATCCCGAAATTAAATTTGCGTTGCCAAAAGGAGCTCCTCCTTTTAAGCCATGTCCTTTCCTCGATCAGCAAGGAATGCTATACACAGAAGCACGTCGCTTGTATTTGTTTATTGAAGGCGGCAACCCTAGTTTAACTAAGCTAAGACGTGAATCGCTCTACATCCAACTACTTGAGTCGATTGATCCTAATGATGCAAAACTCATCAACTGTGTCAAAGATAAAAAATTGCCGTTTAAGGGAATCACGGCAAAAGTTGTTATCGAAGCATTCCCTAACTTGTTTAACATTACGGAGAAATAATTAGTATGGGTAGGACATTTAAAAAAGTATCAGCTGGTATTGATGATGTAGAACAGCAAACACACTTTTATAAATTTCGTAAAAGCAAAGAAACACGTGGCCATCACAAGAACATCGATAAATA